CTCTATCGGGGTCGTTGTAGGCTATTTCTAAAGTTTTTAAGATGCTTTCAGAGCTTACATCAGGTCTCCACGCCCTGTTAAACCACTCCCACTCTTTGACTTTTATCAGGTATTGAGTGGGGCAGAGTTCCGGGCCGGTTGAAGCCCCTGTCGTGACTACGGGGACTTGACACGCCTGAGCTTCGATAAGAGGAATTCCGAACCCTTCACCTTTAGTCGGTAGGCAGAATAAGTCCATTCCCCTGTATCTATTGGCCATCATCTCATCGGAGACTTCACCCTTGAAATAGATGTCTGGCTGTGTCCACTTTACCAACTTATCTAAACCGAGGTCTTTTATCGCCAATGGTAGGTAATTGTTGTTTTCCGTATCTAGGGGTGTAGAGCACAGGAATAACCTGGCTTCTTCGTGCCTTTCGTGGAACTTCTTAAAAGCTACCGCTAAATTAACGAAGTTCTTTCTGTCGTCTGCGTAATTAACTCCTACAGAACCGATGATAAAGTTGTCTTCCCACCCTAGAATTTTCCTCTCTTCAAGTCTTTTGTTTTCATCGGGAGAGAAGATTTTAGTATCTACACCGTGAGGGGCGTATAAACATTCAAAACCAGCGTTCTCAATCTCCTTCTGGCCGTGTTTCGTGAGAGCTATTAGCATTAACGGGTCAGATAATGTTTTCCTGATAGATTCAGGGAGTTTTTCAGTATCAAAAGGTGTGTAGGAAATCCACTTCTTGGGCATAGACGGTAAAGCATGGTTATCTAAAAGAGATATGATATAATCAACCTCTCCAGAGTCAACCATCCTATTCAAGACTTCGACATCCATACCCTGGATAGTAGGTATTCCTTCCCAGATTACTTTTCCGGTATGGAAGTGTTTACAAGCGACAGTAACCTCATGTCCTTCGTTTATAAGTCTGGGTACGATTTCCCTTGTTACTAATCCGTAGCCGGTCGGAGCCCAGGGAGCCACGCTGAGCCAAATTAGCTTCATTACTTACCTTTCTTGTGGACTCCGTGTATCTTGCCGGAGTTTATAGATTTATAGAACACCTCTTTGCCCTTTTTCGCCCCATATTCCTTTTTCATTTCCCTGAGTATCTTTTCGCCCTTTTTCGTTAGAGGCATATCAATCCCCCTTAATCCACGTCCACTTCACTCAAATCCACGTCAGCAATAAGCGAAGTACCGAGTGTGATTTTCTTGAGTTCTACGATGCCCTCTTGAAGGTCTTTTACAGCATCTTCTATTGCATTTAGTTTTTTTATAACGGCAGGGTCTATTTCCACGGGTATTGTAAAATTCGCCATGTCATCACCTCATTTCTTTCCGATATAATCAAGGGGGTGGGGTTTTCCCACCCCCTTATTACGCTTCCACTACAGAAACTATACGTTGATTTCCACGCTCAACAATTAAAGGCGCAGTTTATTCAGTTTTTAGGCTATTTAACTAACCGGCATCCATGAACTAGGAACGCACCCCACTACCAGAGAACCCATACCACTAACGGCGATAGTGCCGCCCCAGTAGACAGCAATCTGGCAGGGGCCGGCGAGGATGCTAGGGACTGCGGGTTCGTAGACGGCGTTGAAGCGAACATGGTCAACCGCAACACCGGCAGCCATCTCCTGTTGGAAGTACAGTATATCTGACATTACAGGGTCAGTGATGTCGGCTGTAACAGCACTAAAGGCTCTGCCAGGGAAGGCTCCGCCGCCGTCAAGAAGGTTGTCTGGAGTCTCTACGGTCAGGGTGCCTGTGGTAACCGGCGCCTGCGACCTATCACCGATTGCCAGTAGCTGAATGTCATCGGAAGCAGCATCAGCCAGTGATTGCAGGGATACCTGGAGGGACACCATCATAAGACTATAGCCAGCATCAACGCCTATCAGCATCTCTGGCATTTCCAGCTCAAGCGTAGTGCCTGCACCACCCCCGACTATCTGGGTAGGTTCGGCATCCGCGCCAAATGTTCCTACAGTTAACCGCCACAGTTTGCCCGCAAGGAGTAGCCGCTGCCGCCAGTCAGCAGTAAACAGTTGCCCCAAATTGGTCATTCTTGGATTTTCCATACCGGCTTCAAGGACACTTGGCGTTACTTGTTCTACCTTTGCTTTTATTTCTTGTAAACTTGACATGGTTTTCTCCTTTATTTGATTTATCTACCTTGAGCTAAGTAGGCTTAAAGCCTGGAGTTACTTGCTCAGGTTAGCTTGACTATCCGAACTCCACAGAAAGCCAAAACTATTCCTTATAGGCATTTACCCCCTTTTGATTATTCAGTTACGGATATATCTGGGTCGCCATAGTCACCACCCATCTCCTCAAGAGCCTCAGTGATGGACTCAAGGCTGTATTCCCCATCTTCAAGAAAAGAATCATCGAGAATATCACGGCTTATCAGAGTCCTTATAAGAACGGCTGTAAGGTTAGCTAGGGCGGTGATGGCTTGTACTTGAACATAGGTGAGACTGGGAATATCCGCAGCCCTTAGAACCCTAGCTATGGAATGTTGGGTTTTCTTTCCGTCAATCTCAACGATGATGTATCCAGGCTCTCCATAGACTCTCGTTCCCGTCATTTTTTCGTCCATGTTTACCTCGCTATTTCCTCTTAGCCTTTTTCGCTCTGGGATGCACTGGTTTTCGACACCATATCACCCACCCGTCAACGCCCCATGTGACCGCGAACGGCTCTCCACTGGAAGGTTTGTAGTCAGCTTCAAGGACTTTCTTAACGTTGTACCGTTCCACTTTAGTAGATTCCGTCATCGTCAACTTGCCCGACACCTACATTGATTGAGTAGAAGCGGCTTATGGAACTGTCGCCGGCCGCCGCCCGTGTGATAACGGAACGTAGATACTTTTTCTGTGTGGCAACCCGTCTTACCATCTTTATTGCCGCCTGGTGTGTGGCGTCAGCCTGGGTGATTGTCGGGAAGGTGGCAACCGTTATATACCCGGTAGCTAGAGTGTCCGATGCCTCGATGGTGACTACATGAGTACCTCCACCTGCAGTAGTTCCGGTATCGGCGGTTGCTATTACCTCAATCGGAATACCCTCCATTGGGCACTTGTCAATCTGGACTACTACCTGCCCGGTTGTGGCGTCCCTGGTCAAAGTAGTCCATCCGGCCTCGGTTGAGGTTACTGCCGTGATTGCAGTCTTTAGTTTCAACAGGTCATCTTTTACAGTCATTTTCTTTTCTCCTTATTTTATTTAGGTGTGGCGGATACCGTAAAGACGTGCTATCGACCTTTTGTTAATCAGGGCGAGACCTACAGGCCAGTTAACGTTGGTGCGGTAAGTAACCTGGTCTTCCAACAAACCGGCGTTCTTGACTTCGAGCTTGTGTTTCTGGATGCCCCAGAAGTCCGTGCCTTCACCGACTTTAACGGCGTAGATTGAGAAGTAGTCGCTACCCGCTACGCCTGCTACGTCTTCGTCTGCCATGACCTTTGTGGACTGGTCGGCATTTACACCCATGTCGTAGATGGGAATATTACCTCCCCACATGGTTACTAAATTGCCAAACTGGTCTTTCGTTTTATCCAGTACATCGGCAATTCTGAGTGCCTGGTTGATTTTGCGAAGGCCGATGTCGTTAGTACACATGAAGGTCGGCTTATGCCCGTCAATCGCATAGGTGAGTTTGTCCATCTCGGCCAGGAAGTCCAGGGCGTGCGCCTGGGTATCGGTGATAAGGTTCCCGGCGGTTGCCGATAGAATTTTCTGGGCAGACATATCACTACGGTTACAACGAACTTTCAACCCGTCAAAGTCGTCTTCATCGGAGACGATAGAGCCGTTAATGAAGCTGTCGGTAAACTCGTATGCCATTGCCTTTACCTTCATTATTTGCTGGAGTGTCCGTATGTCCTCGATTGTCTGATTGTCCTCAACCATCTCCTTGTCTACGTCTATGTTGCCGCCAATGAGAGACAGACCTTCGGAAATGGGTTCGGTCGTACCAGTCGAGGAAGTCCACGCAGCATTCAGCTTTCTACGGGCTACACTGGGAAGGGTCTGGATACGCACCATCTTCTTATGGAGTGAGCCGATGGTTTCCCAGGGAATGTATTTCATCGGCTGGCTTTCCTCGTAAAGTGTCCTTGCCACCGATTTCACCCCTGGGTCTTTTGCTATCTTTGCGAACTCTACTAGAGTAAAAGTTCCTGCCATTTTCTTTGGCCTCCTTTATTTCTTTGCATAGAATTTACGTGCTAATTCCTTAGCGGAAAGATTGGAATCATCCTCCACCGCTCCCCCAGTTCCCGGCCCCGCATCGAAAGACTCAGGTTTTACCTCTCGTTTTTCCTCTCTTGCTGCTTTTATAGCCAGGTCTGCGGCCTTCTGATACATTTCCAAAGGGTTCTTTATGCTGGTATCCGAAAGCAATAGTTTGGGGTCAATGCCATACTTCTCACCGAGGTCACTTGCCAGTGTTATACGCCCAAGTTGTTCCGCCTGTTGCCTCTGATTCCGTATAGTCTGTTCAAGTTGCGCAATCTCCTGACGCTTTTCCCTTTTGCGGTCAGCCTCATCTTGAGTTATGTCACCAGCCGCTACAGCCTCAGCATCCTTAGCTTGAGCCTTTTCCTCCACAGCCTGTAAACGTGCCAGCTCCTGTTGCATAGTCAGTTGACCCGCCAACTTCTTGTACTGTTCGGTTTCGGCCTGCGCTTTGGACATTACGTCAGCTTCACGCTTGGCGACCTCTTCCTCGGTGTAAGTCTTGACTGGTTCGGCGGTGGGTTCGGACGGTTCTACCTCTGCCCCAGATTGAGTATCTTCCGGTTCAACCTTTGGTTGAGTTTCCCCATCCTCTGGTTTTTCTGGAATTAACTCAGCTTGAGACTCTTTGTTTTCGTCCATGATTCACTTCTCCTTTTATTTATTACTTTGTTATTGATTTATATACACCAATGGTGTATAGTTACATTAGATGTTTACTAAGGACGGCAAGGTTTACAGGATATTCCACTGTTTACGGTGTGATAGAGATTTTCAGAGTACCCAGAACCCACCTAAACGATGCGGTAAGTGTAAAAACCCCTACTGGAATAAGGAGAGGAAAAGATGATAACTTGCGAGATTTGTCAAAAAAAAGTATGGGAAAGAAGCCCTTATTCTGAAACACATGACTGGTGTAAAGAATGTGGTATATTAGAAATGGCGAAAGCCACAATATTAGAAGTGAAATATCTAGCCCGTAAAAGGTTCCGTGATGGATTCTCTGATAACCCATACGGGGAACCTCGTCGTACACAAGACCCCTTACGGAGAGCAAAGGCACTCACTTATGATGAAGAAATTGACGCACTGGTAAAGGAAAGACTTTGCCCCTATTGTGGTCAATTTATAAGAGGCGATACTGACTGGTAACTATTTTTTACTTTGTTCTGCAACCATCCTTTCAAATAGCTGCCGCATGGTTTGTTTGTACCAGGTGTTAAAGTTCGTCTGCCCTAAAGGGTAACGTTCAAATAGTTTTCGGAGTGTTTCTATCTCTTGTACTGTCAATGGTTTCTGCTGATTCCAGACTTTATCAAACGCAAGGGCGGCAGGTCTCCCGCCTACATCACTGTTTATTATCTCATTCCACTGTTGAGTTGATGTTGTAGGTGTGGTCTGAGTAGGTTGCTCAGGTGATGCTATGTTAGTAGTAGATTCCTCCGCAAGCAGGCTCATAATAAACCTTTCGGTAAGCGTAATTGACGTATCGGCTACTCCCGTTTCTTCCCTTACTTCCTGCTCTGCCTGCCATTTCTGCACAGCTTTAATTGTCTCAGGGTCTATTCCGTTTTCTAGGATTAGTCTTCTGGCGATATTTATACCGGCTTCTGTCCTTATGGTTGTTACCTGCCCTACTATGAATAGCTTGGCATCTATTTCAGGGTTTTGCTCCCTGTAATCAGCACGGCTTATAACACTCTCGTCTTTCTTTTGTGCTGCCGCTAGTTCAATAGCATTAGACGGTATGTCAAAGTAATCATTTAACTCATCTCTCCACTTGTCACCATAAAGCCAAGAGGTATCAACAGGATATGCCCTACCGCCTACAAACTCAGTTGCGCTTCGTGTCCCCATCCCCGTTAAACCTCCACTCTCAGAACCCTCAAGGACAGCACTTTGTACCCAGATAGGGAGAAGGTTATCCGCTATCACCCTTTTGGTCAGACCTAACATTCCTTCCCCTACTCCTGTGATTCCGCCGTAGCCAGTTACGCCCTTTCCGGGTCTAGTAGGGTCGCCGATATAATCTTTACCCATTAGTATGTCATAGCCGGTACTCAAAACCGGCGAGAAATTACCTCGCATAAAGTTGTAAGCATGGTCAACAATTCTTTCGGGTTCTTTGACTATTTTCCCTAACAATGCAACCAAAGAACGTATTTTAGAACCAGGGCCGACTCTCTGCCCTGCTACATCCCATGTCACAAAAGTGCTCGTGTTTCTTATATCAAGATGATTCTTCACGCCTTCCCAACCTTCCCCTCTCATAAGGGTTATAGCAGTTGTTAAAGCCACTCCACCGGCTATCAAAGCCATGAGAGCCTTTCTCGCTTGGTCGCCCCTGATACCACCTCTCGCTATATCTGAAACCAGCGCAGCGATAGCCCTGTTATATCTCGGAGCTAATATAGCCGACGTTTCCGCGGCTCTCATGTGAGGGCTAACGCCTATCCTGGCACTTGAGGTTACGCCCCTTATTTCATTAATGAACTGCTCCACTTCGGCAGTCCTTTGCGGGGTTGTCGCCATATAGTCAAAAGACTTCCTTAGTTCAATACCAGCCGTATCTAATGCGGCTTCAAAGAATCTCTGGAAAGGTTCTAATAGGACATGGCCTATCTTGCCATACAACCTCGGAATATATAATGCAGCCTTTTTAGTGGCGGACTCGCCAACGTTTCCAGCTAGAGGGCTCTCGCCGGATAATAAACCACTAGTTCCAAAAGCCTCCGTGAACTCCGTCTGGCCGCCTTTGGAAAGTATTAAGTTACGGCTTTTCTGGATAATATCGTTGTTGTTTGCTAGGTATTCCGCCTGTGCTTTGGAACCGAATAATGCTTTTACAGCCTCCGATACTGCCTTGACATATGTAACAGGAAAGCGGAATGGGAAGGTTATAAGCTGAATAGCCAAAGGCGAAAAGTCACCGGCCAGCATGAAATAGCGTCCGATAGAATTTGCCTTGTTTACTGCGGTTATGATTTTATCTATATCGCCATATTGGGAATTAAACGCCTTACTTAATATCTGCGCGGTCTCTTTTGCTTCCGGCCCGGTGAGTATCTTCCCCGAAAAAGCCCCGGCTTGCACAGTAGCTTCTTGATAATGTGGTTTCATTGCCATTTCACGGGCTTGTACCCTGGCTAAAACAGCTTTATTCCATGCGATAGTATTCTTGTCTATTAAAGTCTTTATCTTTTGAGTAAACGCCCGTACCCTCGGCCCGGTTTCTACACCAGCCCGTATATCTTTAATCAGGTTAGAAAGCTCCTGCGCTTCTTTGGGATAGTTACCTTCAAGGGTATTTACTAACTGCTCAGGAATACCACGCTCCCCACGCAATGCCCTATTAAGTGCCGCCAGCATCTGTTTGCTTTGGTAGAGTTTTACCCTCGCAGCTTGCGCCGCATCAATGAGTTCTTGTGGTGCGCCAGTTGTCCTGTAAGCAATGCGGTCTAGTATCCAGTCGGTCATCTGCTTATCGGCAATCCTGTTGTAAGCACCTTTAATATTTAAGAATAGGGCTTCATCAGGGGGTAGGTATCGGAAACCTTGAGCAACTGCCTCTCCAATATCTTTGAAATACCGCGACTTTTCCGCCCCCATCTTCGTGCCAGGTCTGCCGGGGCCGGGAGAACCGACATACGCCGACTCCATAATGTCGCCGGTATTGGGGTCTATCTTCGCCGCGACCCTTCTTCCAACATATTCCCCGCCTTCCTCAAAGAACAATTTATTAATTTCGATGCCGTTTCTTTCAAGCAAATCCAGCTTGTCAACTTCTAGTTCGTGAAAGCGGTTTGCCCACTCTAATTGTTGCGGGGTCATCTGTGGGGCGTATTTATTGCGATATGTTAAAACCTCATCAAGTAAATGCCCTTGTAAATTCCCTTGAGTAATAGCACCATCTCTCAATTTTCCCCACACATTATCACGAGAACCTATTTTCTCAAGGTTAGAAAAAGCTCCGATGGCTTTATTAGCGCCCTCTTCTCTCAACGCAGCACGAGCTATGATTCCCTTTTGGGGGACTGTGTTCGCTACTCCGGCAGGGTTTAAGTAAGACAACACGTTCTTTATCCCCGGCAAGTTGGCTATCTTGCGGTAAACATCGGGGTTGGTCATGGTGGTAACAAGTTCATCAGTATTTTGTAAATCGCCAAGAAAACCCGGTTCTGGCGCACCAACAGCAGGTTTTTTAGGCGGTAAAACAGGCGGTGTCTTGATTAATTCAGGTTTTGGTACAACACCACTCAGAAGATGGCTAATGCCCCCTGTTGGCGGTTGTCGGGCTGCTGGTGGCACTTGTGGAACGGTTGGCGTAACAGGAGCAACCTTAGGGCTTGCTCCCACTAAGTCAGGAAATTCAGCTAATAATTTCTCAGGGACAGATTCACCACGATTGATTCTAGATTCTAGGATTGCCCTACGCCTATCTTGTGGTGTCATCGGATAAGGTCTAGCTTCTGCCTGTAGGGATTTACTCAACTCATCTTGCCACATCCGCAGTTCAATCATTTCAATACTGCCTGATGGCCTAACGGCTTTTCTGAAATCCATATTAGTGGCAGGTCGCCATCCAGTAGTTATTTGATATTGATGGGGAACTTGTCCCCCTTCTGTTGGTGTTCCAGCAGTCAGTCCTCCGCTTTTCCCTGGATAGACTACTGATGGGTTTCCTTCAGCATCCCACGTTATTACTCTGGCTATTTTGCCATCTTGGTCAACAATAAAAGCAGGTTTTGTAGTCTCTAGTGCAATAGGTATTTCGGCCGGTACTTGTGGTGCAGCAGCCTGTGGTGCTTGAGAGGGTTGCACATAAGTATCGTAAAATTGTTCGGGTGTGAGTTTAAGAGAACGTTTTATATAAGCATCTATATTCTGTGCAGTTTCCCTACGAGTTAAATTCTGCTCTGAAAGCCCTGCTTGGTATTGTGTGAGGAATTGTTGCTTAGATAAACCGGTTACACTATTAACTAATCCCTTTAATTCTTCGGGTAAGGGTGTTAATTGCCCGACTACACCTTGAAGGGACTGCACCGTAGGTGGGACTGTACCAGTTATCCCTCGTAATATATTTGCCTGAGATAATGTCTGGCCGGGGACTCCCGTGTTAGTTGTCGTGAATTTAGTAAGATTCTGAGTAATATCACCTGTCAAGTCGGAAACGACAGATTTATAGTCATTTTGAGTCGGGGTTACGTTAATATCTCTGCCGATTCTTGTAAGATAGTTATTCGTTGCCCTTTCAACCAACCAGTTACGGTTTCCAACAACATAATTGTATAATTTATTCCTGGTTGCTTCCGGTAGTCTGCTCTGTCTGGCTATCCACTTATCCAGACCCGTATTGAAAGCCGTCTGTAGTGCCTTTTCCTTCCCCTGTGCATAAACTTGAGGGAGAGCCCTTACACCCTGAACACCACCATAAACAATCGTTGCCAAAGCAGCCGCATCCGAAACAGACAGTTGAATATCTGGAACTCCTGCAACTTGAGCCGCAGCCCTAACCCCCGGAGGTAATACAGGAATGGCAGGTGCAGTAGCCGCACCAGTAATTGTCCTATTTAACTTATTTAGCCATGAATTGGGGTCTCCGGCAAAAGCCTGATTTTCAACAAAGTGGCCTCTGGCCTTAGTAGCGGGGATAATGGCATGAACTCTGACACCTTCTATTTCTTTTCCGCCAACGAATTGAGCAGCTTGTTGGATTTCCTCATTGGAGTTTAGTAATTTAGCTTGTTCGTCTGCTGAAAGCGATTCCCATTCATTCTTATCAAGACCGACATCAGAGTGAAGACTATCATATCTACGCCTGAAATCCTTATCAGTTATTTCTTGTGAGAGTGGCGAACCCGGTAACTGAGCGGCTTGTTGTGTTGAAACTACAGGCGGTGTAAACTTATTTATCTGCGTCCCCGCAACAACACTACCCTGTATCTTAGGTTTCTCAGGTGGCCTTTCAGGACTTCTCTTAAAGATTTTAGCCAGTAGATCATCAAGAGAAGGTGTCTTTTCCCTCTCCTTTTGCCTCTGGAAATCCAGAAACGGAGTCTCTTGTTTTGGGATAGTGGACAAGGAGTTCGCCAAGTCTTTATCTATCTTTATGAAAGTATCGGCAATATTACCGTATATGGGGTTATCTTTATTAAGTGGCATCTTTACCTACAAAGGTTCCATCTCATCGAGGAGGGCATATACTCTCCTCTTTGTCCAGGGCTGAGATTTCCCCATGCGTTATTAAAGTTAAAATTCCCCAGATAATCAGAGAAGTTAGTAGTCGGTGCTTGCCCTTGTAATGCCATCCCGCCAAGCTGACCTAGATATTTGTTGTATTGGTTCCCGTACTGTGAACGCCAGTAATCGTAGAAGTTCTGCCCCTTGCCTAAGAGGTTATTCAGGAAACCGGAGTACATTATGTCGGGGTTATCTTCTAAAAATCCACCCCAGGGATTATTTAGCAAATCATAAGCCATCGTATTCCTCCTACTGTATCAGACTGCCTATAGGGTACTTCTGCATCAACCAGTCGAGAAACGTCCCAGACCCACCCCCGGACTGATAATTGCCCCAATTCTGCTGTTCCCAGGGAAGTTTACTTGAAAGGTAATTACCCAATACTCCCCTTAATCCGGTTTTGAGTAGAGACTGTAAATATCCAACGCTACCACTACCTACGGTATCCGTTCCTGAATAGGTAGGGTCAAAGGATAACCCCGTTAATCCCTGTTGTTCCTGGTTCATTCCCATTAAATCCGCCAATGTTTGACGTGCAAGGGCAGTTGACCCTCCCGTGTTTTGGGAAGCCCATGAACCCAGATAGTTTCCGGGGTCAAAAGATGGGTTCGCCAATGACATTAATCTACGCACGTCATAAATATCCTTCAACGGCTCGTATTGGCTTATCGTGTAGCTTTCGGCAGGATTGTAGTAATTTTTATTACCCAACCCCTTTGCTTGCAAGTAAGCTGTGAAAGGGCTATATGATTCCTCTGTGTTGTATCCCACGTTAGTACCTCCTGAAACACCTGTAGATTGTTCCGGCCACTGCGGTTCACTGACTACGTTTCCCTGTGTATCTACTCCATGAACGAGTAATTTATGAGAATCAAGCTCCGCCTGAGAGCTAAAAGTAGCACCGCAGAAAGGGCAGGAAAACACGTTAGAGGTAGTATTCGGAGCTGTAGCTTCAGGAAGGATATTCTCAGGAGTCGTATCGGGAACAGTCGTGCCTGGGGTCGTGGTTGACGGGACACCTCCACCTATTTCTGAACCTGTCATAAATTGACCGCCGCCGACATTGTAGGTCTGAGTCAATGCTTGTGCTACATAGGGGGCGGCGGAAGCAGCAGCCAGGGCGTTGGCGGCATCTGCCGCACCAGTCCATGTCTCACTCCCCCCGTAACCTCCGTAAGTATAAGAACCCGGGGTTGAGTTTACGGCGTTAATAGCCGCGTTTCCAGCAACTAAGTCTCCGGGGTGGGAATTATGATAGGCCCAGAGTTCCATTACACTCAAACCTGATAGTTGCGCGGGAGTTAGTTGTGGTGTCTGAGTCCCATAATCTGAATAAGCCTGTATAAATGCATCTGCCATATTAACCTCCTGATAGTAATGTATTTCCAGTTACCATCTCTTCCTTTCAGCCTGTAGCCGGAGGACTTTCACCTACCGATGCCGTCCTCTCCTCCAGCGTCTGTTATTTCTGACTGCTACTCATAAACGAATTGTATACCGAGGCTCTTAAGGGCTTGAGCTATCCCGTGAGCTACGTTTGTCAATTGCTCATGTTTCAGATTGGGAGTTACCAGAACATCGTCAACCGCCTCCATAAGCTCGTGAATGAATGTAGAGTGGAATTGTTCCTCCCCGAATTCATCAGTTACACGTAGCCTACGTAACGGCTGATTGTGAGTACCGAAGTTAAGGTTAGACTTTAATTCATCATTAGCTTCCTTCCCCACCTCCACTTTGTAATGGAACTCCCCTACTTCACAACCATCTTTTACAGGTATCTTCAGCATTTAACCTCCTGCCAGTCTTGCTTTTACTTCTTCTACCGGCATCTGAGCTAACTGTTCTACCGGAATACCCAACTGTTTACTGGCTTGTTGTAGTATCTCCATAGCCTCCGGTGGAATACCTTGTTGACCACCCTGTTGCTGTTGCCCCTGCATGGGGGAAGATATTGAAGATAAAAATTCCACTGCACCCTGCTTATCACCCTTATCCAGAAGCTCCTGAGCGACCCTTCTAACCTGTACATTGGGCATCTGCTCAATCATTCTTCGTATCTGCTGCTCTTCAATCCTTTCGTCTTCCGCATCGGGGTTCGGAATCTTCATATATTTCTCTCTAGCGGTGTAATCTGAGAGAATGGGTCTACCAAAAGGCTGCCGCGCCTGTGTCGCAGCTAAGGCCATCTGTAACTCACCGGCTTCATCTCTGGGTAACTTGGGTTCGCACGTCACGTTGATATACCAGTCGTCCTCTATATCGTGTGGGTTGGCCTCCATGACGAAGAACTTACCGCTTGAATCGAATCCTTTTAATTTCATCTTCTGCCCTTTTGTCTTAAACTGAATCAATATCTCCTCACACAACCACCTGAAAGCGTCAGCCAACATACCACAAAACGGGTCATAAGATGAACGGGTGTTATCGTTCATTATTGTCAAAGCTGTTCCTGAATGTGTACCTGGGTCTATACCATACCCGATAGGGTAAGGCACGGTACTTTCCTGCTTGTCTCTATCTAAGACTGACAATATAACAGCAGACTCCGAGGGTACTTTCGGCGGGTCAAGGGTCTTTAAGACTTCGCCCTTCTTTAGCCTGATAACCTTCCAATTACCGAAGGGGTCTCCCTCAATAGACTTTTTCCCATCGTCTGTCTCATAGGTCATCGTACCGGCTACGCTCTTCTCGGCGGTGTCCATTATGAATGACACTTGCTTGTTCTTGGGTTCGTAAATTCCCCTTGAAGAAGCGTAAACAGAAGCGGCCCTCTGTTTAAGAGTGGGTTCGTTCTCTTTTGTAAATACGGTAGGCATCCCGCTGGCGAAACCCAGCCAGATTGGGACGTGATTCAAACCATGAGGGGTAGGGTCTTTAACGAACTCACTTTCCTTTTTCCCCTCTGCACTCCCTTTAACTAATACGACCGCATTATTCACACGGTCGAAAAAGTCGATGACTATAGCATCCTCACCCTCTTTTAGTGTGATGTCGTACCTTTCCTCGGCCTCAGCTTTTGAGACGTGATAGAGAAACGCCCCCCAAACTAAACCGTCCTGTCCCTGCTCCCAAGCCATGTGCATAGGGTCTAAAGCTCTAATGTCTACCTGAGTGTCTTTACTATCGTCAACGTAGATTAAACATTTTAATCCCGCCATCCCCCTGCCACAGCCATGCCAGCTCAGGCCGTTTCTTAAAGGAGGTTCACCTAAAGTCCGAAGTCTCCTGTCCGCCCTGTCCAGGATACCTGTTATTAATTGCTCGCCTTTATTAGCGGCGTCCCTTTCTTTTTCAGGTGCGTCTTCCGGTGTTACAATCTGCCACATTAGATTAGCCTTGTTGACACCATGAAAAACCTTTAAGAAGTCATTTTTCGGTGACGGAGAAGTATAAGACTGGTGGTCTTTCTCCGCCTCATAAGGTACTAAAGAAAAGAGATTAAAGTCGTTCTCCATCTGTGTAGTTAGCTCATCGAATGAGTCGGAACTCATCTTCTTATCCACCATTTCAAGTATCTGGCCGGCGGTGTACTTCTTCTCTTTAGGTTTCTTTTCTTTCTTTGCCATTTATCCCCTTCTATGTGACGGCCTTAAATCGTCTACTTGAGCCCTGTTCATTATATCTCTAGTAACGTAGCCGTATTTGTCAATTAGACCGTAGATAACAGCTTTTATAGCATGATTGTTTTTATCGTCTGGTTCGTTCCCGATTACCACCGTACCAGTTCTGTCCTTTTTCCACATATAAGGGGCGGTCTCTCCAGTAAAAGGATTGGGGCACACCCCGAACTCTGATAATAACCCCTGACATTTAGTACCTACATAAAACCTCGGTTGGTGGTCTATCGGATTAACATTGATAAACGTATTGAGTCTATCGCGGCCCTGTGCTTCCTCAACCCTGTTTGATGCAAGGTTCAAGCCTGACTTCTGTAACCACACCTCGGCAACTGCCGGCATTGCCTGGTGTTGTCTGGCTGCTATGTCTACAACACCGCCTTTAACGAGCTTCCACCAGTCCTTTTGTAAGCAGACATCTATAATCTGCTCAGTTACCAATCCTTGTTCATATATCTCATCTACTACATAGACGGTATCATTGGCTAGCTGGACAACCTCTACCGCATAAGCTCCGGCGTATCCTGGGTCTATCCAAAGATATACAGGAGCGTCCTGTATCTCAAGTTCTTTAACATGAATTAGATACTTGAAGTTTGGAAAGACTAGACCTTTAGGCGGACACGGCACACCGCCGAATCTCTCTAAAAAATAGTCTTCGGTATGATTGGCTTTTAGTCTTTGTATTTCTGGATTATTGTAACCGCCGGGGAATATCTTCTTATTGCTCCACGACGGCAAAGAAAATGACTTCCCTCTCTGACCTGGTAATTGGTATTGCTTCCAGAGTTCAGGATACCACCCTATCGAACCTTCAAACGTTCCAGTACCTACAACCCACCCTCTTTTCTCCGCCGTTCTGTCACATACCCGCTCGTACTCTTGAAGGGATACCTGCGCCACCTCAGCAATGATTATACCATCGGGAGCTTCCGAGCCTACCTTTAACCAATCCTTGAGAGACCACGTTTTTACAATCGTCCCAGTCTTTAACTTTAGAGACCACTGGCCGTTTTGCGGGGTGTGTATCTCTGTAGGATTTACAGCCTGGAGTTTTAACATCGCCTGCGCTATATATTCAAACTCAGCATGGCATCTGTCATAGTCTCTTCCGGCTACCCAGTATAAATCACCCTCCCAGAACCTGGCATTGAAATACTCGGCAGCTACATAACTCTTACCAGCTCGTTCTCCTCCACCTCCTAGTATCTCCCGCTCACTACAATAGACGATAGAGCTTTGTTCAGGATTCAACTCATGTTCAAGCTCTTTTAATACCTCGTCTATGTCGTGCTTTACATCTTCCTTACTGCGTATCTTCGTTATCATATCCCCTCAACTTGGAGAGTAACGAAATGAACACCGGGTTATCTTCGTCCCCTCCCAGTAGAAGCGAATCAGGAGCTTTGCCCATTAACCTATCAAACAGGTCTTTTCTCGCCGCAGTGTCTTTTAAGGCCATGCGCATCTCGGCTTCAGCAAGAGCTTCCAGCCAAGTCCTCCCAGAACTATCATATTCGCAAGTGACTTTTAGTTTCTTTCTGATAAGCTCTAAAATAGACTGGTCTTTTTTTGGCCTACCATTGGGATTGCCCGACTGTCCCTTTTTCCAAGCCGTTTTAGGTACTTTTCTGTTTCCTTTTTGTTTTACAGACATCTTTATCTCTCTTTAAGGCAAGGATACCTTTCTATTTCCTCTGGTGTGGGGATTTCCTTACCTTTTCACCTTTACGTTAACCCTCTGGTAAACGTAAATCTTTATGAAAACTTTATATTCGTTACGAGTGAGTGCCACTTGACAACTAGCGGGGGTTGTTGTAATATATAAAGGCAATAAGGCAGTTAGGAAAGGAGACAAGGGAAATGGGGAAATATGTAATTACAATAGCAAATATTCTCTGTAACAACAGTTTCGAGAACTATACTAAAGACCTATTACTAGCAGGAAATGCCGAAGCAGGATTGCCCAACAAAACACTAGTAGCCCGTCTAGACTTATCTGATATGAGTGTCAAGCTAATCGTTGAATTTGATGGGACTATCCGCTATCGTGGCACTGACCTCACCAGAGCAATCAACGAGTATAATAAATACTAACATGGACTGTAATCTAGCCCCCTGCGTTCTACCCCTGCACAGAAAAAATAGAGAAGGAGACCAAGACCATGACGATTGACGAAGCTATAGAAGAGCTTGAAGCTATCGGACAAAAGGCAAAAAGGGATTGTATGCCTTACGGAGCAAAAGCTATTAGGCTCGGCATCGAAGCCCTGAAACGCCTCCAAGATTATAGGGCATGGCACCGTCTCCCTGGGGAAAGAATAGAATCCTAGCCTCTTGCGTTCTACCCCTTAAAAGGTTAGGGGGTAGAGCAGAAGAGACTAAAGGAGACAAGGGAATGAAAACAGCTAAAATAGGACTTACTACCGCACCTAATGATGACTTTTATTTTAAGGTTGAGATAGACGATTTACAAGCAATCGGCATGACCATAAACGAATGTGTCCATAAAATCATAGGGCATAAACCTTCTGAACCTGAAATGAAGGAGATAGTCAATTTAGCGGTAGACATATATTCTAAGTCTAAGGACTAGAAAAGGAGGGAATGAAATGGATATATATAGCCACACCTTACGCGCCGAATATAAGCCTAATTGCTATGTTCTAATATCCTTTGAACGTGATGAAACAGCCTTTAAGGAGGGCGATATTAGAGCAAAACCTATAATATCATTCCTCTATGATGCTGGTGACATAGCCGCTGAATGGTGTCCACCTTACGGCCCTTTTCAGATATGGCGGCGTGGCAAAGAAGGGGTGAAATATCTAAAGCCTACCTTAGCCCCAGGTGCCAAGCCAGAACACATTGATGCACAACCACACTATGCTTATCCCTTAATAATACCTGCACTTGCAGAATGGTCACAGCCTTCAGTTGAAAGGCATCAACTAGCCGTTTATGCCATTGATGGGCATTATGATTATATTTTCAACGTTCTAAAAGATTGGGCTGTGTCCCGATAGCCTAGCCCGTCAGGGTGAAAGGAGTCTTAACATGAACGCCGAACGTGAGGAAATGGAGCAACGAGACCAGGATAACTACGAGGAGGCAAAGCTCCTAGAGTTAGATACCGAGATTGTAGAATGACCAAGATAGATTTAGAACAACTCCGCACGGAAATCCGCGGCATGAAAAGGCATCATGCCCTATACCGTCTCCTGAGAGACGAGCTTTCTAAACTTGGCTTCTGGAGAGTGAGGCCCAGGGGAGACCCCGCTAAGGGATATAAGGTATCTAAAGGAGGAAAGGGGAAATAATGGAATATACAAAGGGTGAATGGAAGTATACAAGACCACAAATAGGGACATCAGGCAAGATAATCTGCACTATGGTAGAACCTCATTATATGCCCGATTGTGGCGACAACACTTGCTATAATGGGCAAGTTGAAGTTATGAATACTGATGCCCACCTGATAGCCGCCGCACCTGATATGTACGAGGCACTAAAGGCAATTCAAAACAACAATATGCTACGCCTTGCCAGGAATTTTACAGAATGCGGGGTATTGCAAATGATTAGCGATGCCTTATCAAAGGCGGAGAGTAAAAAATGAAACACAACAAGTGGCTCATAAAAGAAAACCCCACGAAATACCCTGATTTATAAACCTAGTTTCCCGGATTGAACCTCATTTTCCGGCGGTATAATTGCCTCACCCGTCCCCTTGCACATCGGACATGACTTCCCGTCCTTTACCCTCTCCCCCTCGCAGTACGGGCAAGTGAGGGGCGGGCGGGGTTTATTTCCCTTCTCCATAGAAGCACTCCTGACAAAGTGGTGTACTGTGATACACCGGGCAGGGAAAGGATAGCTTGCCCCCGCACTGCCCACAGACTAGAATACCCGGCGGTATTTCCCTCTGTTCGGGCCCCTTCCTCCGGTGAACCCTCACGACCTTCCCTTTTAGCTTCCACCTCCTGCCGTAGAAATCATCCCTGCTCCACCACTCAATCCGGTCATCTTTTCCATCACTCTCTCTATTCTCTATAATCAATCCAACCCCCACCATTTATCGGGATGTTTTCGCTGAAAACTCTCTATCCAAAGACACCACGATATAAAGCCGAGCGTCAGTCCGGCGATGATAATGAATACGATGTAGTCCTGCATGATGCTCCGAAAGAAAAACCCCCGGCTTCCCAGGGGTTAAGGTTTATCTCCGAGACAGGCTACCTTCATGCGGTCAAGTCTGCCCCGGCTATCTTACGCCGCCCACTGTGCGTCCACTTGGCGGCCCTGCACAGGCATATCTCTATCCTTCTTTGATATTAGTTTACTTTAGCCTCGTTGTCAAGTATTTTTCTACCAAAAACATCATATTTGCGGATTCACTCGTTATTTTCCGGCCGGCTCGGTGAACCCCCGGCCATAACTCAGGTTGCCAGTACGGATTTTGTTCCGTATTCACTGCACATCACCTCCTCTCTAGAACCTTATCCTGGTCGCGCTTCCACTGGCTGTAGGTCTGCCGGCGGCGCTTGACCCCGCTGATGTAGTTCAGGGCCCGTCGTGCAGGGCGGCTCAGGTATTCGTAAGAATCGCCACCCCATATTCCAGATAGTTTAAGAGCTTGAGGCACCTCGTCGACCAGAGCCTCACCGGCCTCCCGTGTCGTCCGCAACCTATCCCGTATCTCGGCGGCGAACATGCGCGGGGACTCAAATGGCGCGTGGCGGCTCTGTGAAGTCTGCACCATGCCGACGTCCTCATAGCTTGACCGCAGCTTCAATACCTCCACCCACTCAATCTTTATCTTTTCCTTACCATCTTTACCCTTAATTTTCCTCACTTCAGCTTTGTCCGTCCAGAACTCCTCCGGCATGTCCGGCCAGACGTTCTCGTCCAGCTCTGCCGCATGAGCGATGCCCCAAATCATCTGGCGGCGGGTGAAGCGGATGACGCGCGGCTCGTACCAGTATTGCTCACCCAAGCTCATGGTAACGCTCCCCCTTCGGTGCCCTGGCCACCTCGCGCTCCGCCTCTATCGCCTGCTCCTCGTCGTAATGCTCGGCATCGATTACGCCGGGCCTGTTCTCCAGAGCCTCCGGCGGGACTCTCCAGTTATGGCCGGGGTGATGCCGCGCCTGATAGTCACCGAGCGCATCCACCAGCTCACCCCACTTTTCCAAGTCGTCATACTGCTTGAGCAAGCGCAAGAAAGGCACGCCTGTCGGTTCGGTCATCGCTTCGCCTTTTCTCATAATTATTTCTCGATAAATAAAAACGGCGGACTCTACACCTTTCCCCTAGTGTAATAAGCCCGCCTCCGGTTTTCCCTAGTCGGCAGTTGATTATTTAGTTGTTATTCTGATAATCCTCATTTCAACAGCCCCGCCTTTCTCGCTATCTTGTCGAAGAGCACCGTCTCCGTGCCGGTGCCGTCCGGCAGGTACATCTCCGCCCTGACAGGCACGCCGTCCTGGAATTGCAGCTCCCGCAGCTTGCCGTAGGGGTGTTTCAAGCCCCACTCAATTAGTGCCGCCTGCAGGGGTGTTAGCTGGCAGCTCGCCAGGTGGACGCCGGTCTTATCGGTCATTTTTTGTAATCCTCTGGGCAGATATTATCAATCTCATCACAAAGAGAGGCGAGTGTCTGTAGTGCACTTACTGCTCCCCTTCTATTTCCGCCTCCATCCGGTAGAGCTTCTAAGTATTTACTCCAATGACGAAGCATCTTAGCCATATTATCTAGATTATTTCGCTCAACCAGTACCTCGAAGTAAATATCACCGCTTAACGTATCTTCGTTGTATCTTGACTTCGCTCTTTCAATATCATCCCAGAATGCCTTGATAGCATCCTTCTTGAGAAGGTCTAAGGCGTAGGGTAGTCTGTTTCCCATTTTAATCTTGTCCTCTTCATTAATTGGTCTACAAACCCTTTTAAGCGCATCGAAAAACTGATTGCGTGACATTCCCGGCTCAATATTTTCAAGTTTCCTTTCAGGCTTGACCTCAACAGGCTTTGGTTCAATCTGGGTATCATCCTTAATTAATCTGATACCGCAACCATCACACCTCTGGGCAAAGTCATAAAGTTCCTTTCCGCATTCATGACATTTCTTCATCAATCATTCCTCTCCCTGCCAACTCGCGCATAGTTTTCAAGAGCCGCCGCCGCCCTTTCGAGACAGCCCACGTACTGAAATAGTAACCTCCCGAAGTCTCTAACCTCGCGCCGCATCCTCTCGACCCTGCGCCGGGCCCGCCAGTTTTTAACTTTGAGTATCAGCTTTGTCACCCTATAACCCCGTAGCTCCCCATTCTATTGCGTCTCATAGTGGTTCAGTTATGGTCTCCGCTTTGCATTATCAGGTGTTTCTTCATCGTTATCCCAAACTAAGTTCTTGAATCTGGAATACGAACTGAGCCAGGGAGTTGTATAGGTAAAGGTAAAGGTTGCATCGTTGTCCTTCACCTTTTTAAATTCGTACTTTTCGTGCTCTATCTCTGGGGTAATTTGTTCAACACTTTCATGTGTAAATATTTCTAGAACTTGTTTGTTGTGCTCAATTAAGTTTTGCCCCTCTTTTTTGTACCAGTTCTTTAGAGAATCTTTAATACTATTCGTCAGGACAATCGGCACATTGTAGAGCATTGAGAGAACTCTAATCTGTTCCTGTGTGGTGGTATCAATCACAAACAGTTTCAGGATTTTGCACCACTCCGCCCTTATAATACCGTCTGTGTGTTCTATACACTCCCCGCCGATTTCAACAACTCCCGCCACGTGTCTCCAATCCTCAAACTTTTTAGAGGCGTTTTCTAGATTATAACAATAAAGGCCATTGTCATTAGAGATTGAGGGTTTCTTATCGGCAAAGTTTGGGTTAATCTCCCAATTTACGCTATTACCCGTTCCCTGTAACATTCCACGCCCTGTTAAATCCCACCCCCTAACTGCCACTAATCCATTTACAACATTCATCTTTTTACCTCCACTTTGACCGGCTCTGGTTGTTTTTCGGGTAGCTTAATCGGAATCCTTGTAGGTATCGGTATGTTAATTATCCGCCTGATTGGTGCTTTTGTGCTCATATTCCCCCTCCATAGTCTTTAAGATATTCCTTAATTCAGCCTCAATAGCGTGACGGTCAGGCTTTACTATCATCTCCGCACGTATTGATAACCTCTCAAACCGCTCACTACCTAGTCGCTTCTTAAACCACTCGGTATGAACGTAAGGGTTTTCTCCCAGGTACGAATGACAACTGAAGCATAATCCAGCAGCGTTTTCTATATCATACCTGACAGACTTGCGCCGCCGTCCAAAGAAATGACTACACTGTAGACCTTTGAAACCTTTGTATTGCCCACAATGCTCACAGTAACCTCCGGCTCTTAATCTGACTATCTTGGAGAAAAGGACATCAAGTTTATCAAGTTTGATTTTCATTCCGGTAACTCTCCGGCTAGGAGCTTATCAATAAATACTTGCGGTACGACATTAAAAGAAGCATCCCTTAATAACTCCCCTATCTTCTTACGGTTAAGCTCTGCCTCTTTGTCGGCTACGGCTCTATACCTCAATAAGTCATAAGGAATATGGTTTAAGGCATCTTGCACAGTTCTTTTTATATTGAGTGCTTTTATCTGTTCGTCAGTTATCAACCTTTTCATTTCGGCATCTCCTGTCGGATATGGTAACATCCCCGGTCTACGGCAAAAGCGAATTTATATTCGACCGGCCACTTGAGAAGCGGCTTGAGGTTATCTTTAAGGAAGACGGGGATGCCGGTGGCATCGGCGGCGGCGATGATTTCCTGCACCCACTCGATGCGGGGCTGGGCCGTCCACTTCTTGCCGAAGGGCATGAGCGTCAAGGCCGGGTATCGGGCTACCAGTGCCTCCATGTCCGCCTTGGTGCCGGTGCAGGCGCCGATGATGAGCCAATGAATTTCCTCAAACCACAAAGCCCAAGGTGGATGATGATATTCGCACCAACTTAATAAAGGCTCAAGGGACATAAATTTTACTTTAGCTTCTATGTCTCTTAACCAGCCGAGTCCAGCCGCAGACATATGTTCATTCGTCGCCGTCACACCGGGCCAGCAGTTATCGGGGAAGGGGCTGAACTTCGGCAGGTTCTGGGGCTGCTTGGTTAGCAGGTAGAAGCGGTCGTCGGGGTGGCGCTGGCACTCGTCGAGGACGGCCCGCGTCCATTCCTCTGGTATGCCGATGCCGAATAAATCGGACATATCACAGGGGAAAATCCCGCGCGGGGTCTTGCTCCGGGGGATATGGAGGCGGTTAGGCCAGAGGCGGGGGTAGAAGGGGTTATATTCTGCGTTCGTGGACATATATTCACATGGGCCACCTTCGAGATATAGATTCTTGACCCGCCCGTTGGCGAGCTTGTGGGCGTAGCAGGGGAAGCCGCCGCCGCGGCAGAGGCCGTCGTCGTGGTTGCGGCAGCCGGTGATGGGGTTCGTGGTGTAGCCCTGCGTGCCGTTGGGGTTCTTGACCCAGGGTATCGTTGTGTGGTTCATCCTTGCCCTCCTAAAAATACCTTGATTGTGGCAAGAATAAAGTAGGCTATTACCAGGCCGGTAGCAATGCCCCCCAGATAAGTAATTAGGTATTTCCATCTATCGCTAATCATCCCTATTCCCTCCCTATAATTATCATGGCCGTCCGCCCCTCTCAACATCCTTACTTGAATCTATATTAAAAAGAGCGTCCAATTTGCTACTATCTCCACGTTGTTATTCATGGTCGGCCTCCCTTTGCCTTGTTAATTAATGCGGTCAATTCCCTCGAACACGTAAGACATAGACCCCCGCCGAGCGATGGCGAAGAACAGAAACCGCACTCACCGCAATCATCGGGCAGGAAAGGACTTCCACCAACTCTGCCACTATTCTTGTCTGCCCTCTCTAATCTCACTAATCTTGAACGCTCCATTGTAGTAAGCCTTGCCCATTCTTCGGATGTAAGTCTCATTCTCCCACCTCCTCAAACTTCTTAATCTTTTTAGCTTGCCCTTCGGCTGTTAGTGTCTCTTTTGGAGTCTTACCAGAAACCACTATATCTATCTGTTGGTTAGTGTAATCTCTGATTAATTGCCCTATCTCCTTAATCATTACTCCCCCTCCTTGAGTTTACTGAATTAATCATGCCTTTTCGTAAGGTTAATATATATGGCTCATGCTCCTGCGGGTTTATTCCGAGTTTTTTGTAAATTACATGGGGAATATATATAGACCAATAATCATCTGTGTCCCTTTCTGTGCGTTGGAAATGGTCATTACCTATATAGACAAGTTGTATCTTTTTCACCTTATCCTTGTCCATTGATTACCTCCCCGACTTTCTTATTATCACCCAAGATAAGTCTCCCAATACAGCCTTTGCTACTAATTTCCAGAATCTCCTAATATATCTTTGCTGTTCCTCTGTAGGCTTATCCATTGTTGGCCTCCTTAAGTTATTACTAAATTTATTTCACGAAACTAGACCTGCCACCACCAACATCAGGCTCGTCATTCAGGTTTATCTTAGGAACATTGAAGCCTTCTGTAATTCTCTTAAATATCCTCTCCCGTTCCTTTTTAACAGCCCGTTCTATATAGGGCTGGATAGCAGAAACAAAGATAGAAAGAAATTCATCTACATGCGGTTTTATATTGACATAGGTTTTCTCGCTACATTCAGATATGGTGTGCGCTAGTAGGGAATCCAGTGCCTCCCTCAACTCCGGTAAAGGCCGCTGCTGGATACGGAGGACTTTTTCTACATAGAGATAAACAGAGTTCGCCAAGCCTTCCGCAATATCATCCTCCGACCAACCCTTCGCTGTAATTCCGTGAACATTCAAAAAGGCAAGGAAATCTTTGATTAGTTCCCCTTTTGGTAGATACTTCTCGTAGTCGCTCATTTTGTCTCCTCCTTGCGTGTCCCATCGGCATTGTATTTATCGGGATGCAAGCGGGCTAAGTCATCGCCGTTCCGCGCTATCATGTGGTCGTATTTGCCTCCATAAAATCTGTTTGGGTCATCTTCCTTCACCTTTTTCCTTCTTCTGTCTCTACGTCCCCCCTTCCAAGGGGGGACTACAGGGGGGTTATTACCTAATCCTTTTTTCCTATTCCCTACCTCCCTACCCCCTACCCCCCTATTCCCTACTGGTAGAGCTACCCCCTTGCTGGGGTAGGGCTTGGGTAGAGCTGGGGTACAATCACTAGGGATTGGGGCAAATGTCCACTTACTGGGGTTTTTGATATCTTGGTGAACCAAGAACCTGATAACGCATCCGAAGGGCTTGTTTTCAAACTGGAACTTCTTTATTTTCCCGGCGGTCTCTAGTTTATCCAGCCACTCGCCAATATCCTTGCCGGAGATATCTTGGTCATAGGGGAAAAGCTGCGCCTTGATTCTAGCCGGTCTCCATTCAAATACCCCCTGGTCATCAGATAAATTCCATAAACCTATGTATAATAAACGGGCATCACGGGGAAGTTCGCCAAGTTTTTCATCAATCCAGAACTGAGGCTTTATCGTTCTTATTCTTGGCATAATAAAATAAATTCCTCTTCTGTTTTATCATGCTTCCGTCTATTGCAATTTCTACAAGCGGTTACAAGGTTGTCGTCCTCATTGTTGCCGCCTTTGGATAGAGGGAGTTTATGGTCTATTTCTAATATTCCGCCTCTTTTACCGCAATAATGGCAGGTATAATTGTCCCTCTTAAATAATCGCTCTCGCGTTTCAAGCCATAATCTATAGTCTACGTTACACAAACGACTATCTATAAATTTAGCCTTGAACTCTTTAACTTCTTCATCTAAATCAGGCTCAAAAGTTATTCTTTCAATAGCACACCAATTTATAAATATTTTTTTATACCGCCCTAGTTTCTCTATCAAATCTGGGCGCTCATTTAATTCTTCCCCCACATCTACTTTCAAGGGGCTTATATACCACCAAAGTCTATTGATTAAACCCACATTATATTTTGATAAGGTCTGTTTTCTCGGTCTAGCCATTTAGCGTAAAGCTCCGTTGCAAATATCATGTTCCTTGCTGCCTATTAGCCTGGCTCCAAAGTTGCCAGAGCCCCAGAGGTGCTTTTCAGAGACGAAAGGGAATGAGACTTTCTTACAAACGTCCTTTTGCCACCCGCATTGTAGGCAGAAAAGGAACACTCCGTAGTGGTCGGAGTCCTGGCTTACTTGGCCGCCGCAGCGGGGGCATTTTTTCATTCTTTCCTCAGCTATATCACCTTGAACTCAATCACCCAGACCCACGGATTGCTTTTTGTTTCATTTCCCCTCCGGATAACGGGTTTTGAGTTCATCTAAGGCTTCTCTGTTAGGATAAGCCAGATTAAATTTCTCCTCTATAAAATCTATTATCTCACGTGCTGTTTGTTGACGGGCTACTCTTGCTGCAATCTTAGCAATCTCTAGCATACCTTCACAAATATCTAAGGGCTTAAACTCCACCCCTTGTAGTTCTTTTTTCTCTGCCATCATATCCCCCAATCCTTTAGCTGAGTTTGCCATTTTAGAGTACCGATAGGATAGTTATTGTTTATCCACTCCACTACTTCCCTTCTCCCCTCTTGCTTACCTGTCTTGAAAGAGATTTCAGCTTGTTTTGTGGCTACTGCTTTTGGAGTATGAATTAATCCAACCCCCTCTTCATACCTCACGGCACATTTTAGTAATTCAGTATCATCCATTATTGTATCTTTAGCTTCCTGTGGTATCATCGGCTTCTCCTTTTCGGCACTTATGGGTTTTAAGCTGTAATGGGTGCACGTACCCAATAAAACCAGCATTTGTAAGCAGTGCTAGGTATTTCTTTTGGCTCTGGTATTTTCCCAAAGCACCAATATTCCCAACTTTGGCCAGCATCCTGAGTTATCACTATTTCCCTCTCCTTTCACTGGCACTCTTGGGGGGGGCTACTTTCCGTATCAGTTACCCTACCGGCGTCTAGCCCATGCGAGCTATCCTTCACCCCCCTTGAGTGCTCCGGCCAGTTGAGTTTACGACTCAGATTAAGCGGCATCCAAGTACTCAACGGAGGATGAGTCCCCCTATTCAGGTGCTTAACCCCCTTTCGGGTGGCCGGTTGCCAGCCATTGGGACAATCTATACCCACTTTTCAGCCCGAAGCTCCTGCACCCATCTGGGTGGCTGGCACTTGCTAGAGTTTCACGCTTTTCACGCTTACCCGTATGATAGAGGACACTGTGTATACTCAGTTTCCGCCTCCGTTTTCCGACACTCCAGCAAGCTATTAAGTTATTTCGTAAGTATCCCTTCATCTACAGTATTCACTTCTTAATCAAAATAAAATCAACCATGCTTGTAGGATAATGTATCACAGTTCTACATGGCACCCTTTCTAGTATTTCGTCTGTAAGCTTCTCCATGTATGGTATTCGCGGCTTGCGTGGGAAATGCTGATAAACCAGAATGTCCACGTAGGATATAAATCGGTTTATATCACGGTAGTAAAGATAACGCCTATCATTATCTCCAGCACTTTTTACCTCAATGCCATTATCAGGGTCAAAAAAGAGAATCCCATTAATTTCTTCTATCTTTATGTCCTCTATTTGGCGATAGTAATTTTTTACATTTACAAATCCACATCCCTCTATTTCCTCAATGTTCCTCCGCTCACCATCCGTCAACTCTTGCAGGAATAAGGCTAACTGGTCATATGCTTTAATATTGGTGAACTTAGAATCCTGCCCTGGCACATCATCGTTGAGCATCCAGCATACTTGAATGTCACAGTTACGAGACAGTTCATTAAGCGTCTGATACTTATGGTAATCGTTTATATCGCCTACGAATTGATTCCTCATTATTAACGTTTCCTATACTGCTTACATGAATAAACCACAGCGCAAGCCTTGCATCCCATTAATTTCAGACTTTCAACTTGGGCTATCAAATAATCGCTCGTTGCCGCACAAGTTTCTTGGAATTTACAAGTTTGACATTTATCATTGGCTTTTAGTTCATCTTCTGTATTCAATTTATTTCAGCCTCATACCTGTTATCAAGGGATACTTACCAGTTATTTTTCACCTACAAATTTCGTCCAGTATCCCCTGTATCTCGTTCGTAAGGGCCTCCGCCGCCGCTTTGGACAAGTTGGAGGCGGCCTCGGAAACGCTCTTGGCATCCTTCCCCGTCAGCTTGTTGATGCGCTGGATGACGGCGGTGTTCATCCAGTACGGCAGTTTCCGAGCCTGGAGGGCGGTGAGGGACTCGTGCAGCCATTCGAGGTCGACGAAGCCGGCCCGTTTACCAGATGCGGACGCTAGAGCGTCCCAATCCTCATCTGGTGGCCGCTGGCGGGGTGCTGGCGGGGGGGCCGCGGCAGATTTCGCAGCCTGGCGCGGGGCTGGTTCCGCCAGGAAGTTGTCAAGACTCCTCTCGATGGCCTTCCAGTATTTCACTGTCAAACGGTGAAGGTCTTCGTCGGGTAGCATGGCTAGTTCAAGGTCGGTCGGGTCGCTGATATAACGTCCGACTTCGGCAATGGCCGTCTGCCCTTCGATAGACCGGCGTTTAACGGCTTCCAGAGCTAGGTCGTCTTCCAAGGAACGCCGGTATCCCCCGCCCTTGTTGTTAGCCACCCCAGGTGCCGGGCCACCGGCTGGCGCTTCGCTTATGAGCTTCCACTCTTTAATGTTGATTTTCGTCTTGCCCTGTATGATGACAACCTCCGGCTCTATCCCGATAACGGAACCGGGGGTGAGTTTTTCGAGGGCGGTATCGAAGCTGGAAAATTCAGCGCCGTCGTCGCCAACGACGATTACGAGTGTCCAGTGGCCGCTTTTCCCCCCCTCGCCGCTCTTACTTTTTACTTCGGCTATCGTGACCTTTTGCATGGCTTACTTCCCTTCCGGCTTGAATAACTCTGGGTTTTCGTGGAGATTGCCGATTACTTTAAGACCATATACATTGATTAGCTTTTGTGTTAAGCTATCCACGCCGTCACGGTTTTCAATATAAAATCCAGTGCCTTCGGCATGGTCAGCATATTCTCGGTCATTACAATATTCGCCAAATTTAACCTGCGCTGTCCGAATATCGCCCCCTAGAATATCCCCCTTATCGCCCCCTAGAATATCTCCCTCGTAAATCTCCTTGCCGTTCCACTCTTCCTTTGTTTTACCACTATCTAACCATGCTTTTTGCTCGGCGGGTTTTAATTGCCCCCACTTTGTAGCATCATGGAGGCCGGTGTATTGCCTTCTAAAGAGTTTATTCATACCTTTTGGCCAGTACGTCCGGCAATTCAAAATGTCATCAGAATCAAGAACATAGTACCAAGCACCACCATCGAAGTAAGGGTCATAGGATTCATAACCGATACGCTTACTGGTTTGTTCGCTAGAGCCTTCCCTTAGTTCGAATTTAATCTCTCTCATTTACCTACCTCCCCCTTCACAATCCTCCCTTTTCTCCAAAGCGTTTATCCCAGTAGTATTGAATTGTCAGTATAAAGGAAATAGCCATTTCGGGGTCGTCGCCGCCATGAGGGTCATGACCACACTCTAAGCCATCCATACGGCAAGAAGTAGTATGAGGAGAATCTACCCCTAGTATTTTGCCTATCGGGCATAGTTCGCAATTTTGGTCAGTGTACGCACACAATGGGCAAGTGTAGAAGGTTTCAATCCCTCTTGCAGATAGAATTATATAACTCTCATGGCTGTAATCCGTTCCGTTTTCAAGCGCCCTTATCCTTGATTCAACTGTCAACTCAAGTGCCTCGGTTGCTGACTTAATCTCTCTCATTTCTTCATTTCCCCCTGTTGACATATACTGGGTCGTTGTAGAAGCGAACGCCCGGTACTGGCTTTTTATCGTGGTGATTTTTGGCGATGGCGTTCAGCATGGCCATGTCCACCATCATGTACTCGCGCGGCACATCGTCGGGTTTGACCACTTCGGCCTTCCAGTTATCTCGCATGGAGCCCGTGGTCAGCCCGGTACGTACTACCCTGGCCGATGCCGGGGCCTCTACGGGCGTGATGTCAACGGAAAACTCCCCAGTGCCGGACTGCTCGGCCTGTTCACGGGCGACCTCCATTGCCTTCCGGTTCGTTTCCTCGGCCTTCCGGCGGTGCTCCTCGACGGCGGCGTTGTAGTTCTTCATCTTCTGGGTGAGGATACTGTCGGCCAGCTCCAGCGGCCCCACGAACTCCTTGAAAGCCTTGTTGAAGGCATCCAGGTGGGCACGGAGGGGAGCAACGTATTCCTTACGCCTGTCCTCCAGGGCCCGGCGCAGGTTGCGGATAACGGCCATGTCGTCGGCGGCCCGCCCCTGCTCCACCCGGTCGAAGATAAGGCGCTCTTCGGCCAGGGCCAACAGCCTCTTCCCTTCCTCGTAAAGCTCCAGGACGCGGGGGTCGTTCTCCGGGCAGGTGCGCACGATGGATGCGGCACCAGCGTCAAGCAGGGATTTCAGGTCGTGGGGGTCTGCTTCAGGGGCTTCGGTGTTTGCAAAAGGGCGAGTAACAAGCGTTCCCGCTTCCCTCGCCGCATCCTCCCGAGTCAGCGCCGGTTTGACTATCTTTGACCCCGCCGGTATCGTTTTTATATCCTTGATGGCCTTGTACTCGGCTTCGGGCACATCGACGGCACTGACGGTTGCCGGGCAGTTCTTGTCGCGCACCGGAACCCACACCCTGTCGCCCACTGTCAGAGTATCTTCTGAGAGGTAGGTGTATTCCTGATAGCTTGGGCCTCCCTCCCCGAGGTCGTAGCGCACCTTGACAACCTGGAGAGTTTTTATATCTTCCATCATATCCCCCATTTAGTAATGAGATTTTGCCACTCTACCGTTTCTCCAACAGGAATTTCAGTATAACTTTCACCATCACCATCCATTATTTCCCCTCCAGATAACGGGCTTTAAGAGCTTGCCAATCTTCATTATAGACAGCAAAATCACCATCTTCATAGGCATCATTGGTTGGTAAACTACCCGCTAAATTATTTTCTATCTCCTTAAATATCTCCCTTGCTGTCTGCTGGCGGGTCTTGGCATCCTGTAATTTTACAAGTGTCTCAAAATCAAATTCAGCCGTTGTCGTGACATATATTCCCTCTTTTCTTTGGGTGAGTTTAAGTAAATCTAGTTTATCTACTTGGTCATAATTAATTAATCTCTCATTCTCTGCCATCATAACCCCCATTCCTTTTTAGCGTGACGAAAAGCCGCACCTGGTCGGCGTTGATGGAGATACTCGAATTTGTGAGGAAGTGCTCGGCGTACTCTCGGTAGTAGGCAACGGCATCACGCTTGCTGCCGGTGGCGTCGAGCAGGACGGCCAGGGCGAACTGGAGAGTGCCGCGGCTGCCGCCACCATAGCCGCACTCGAATTTATCGGAAAGGTCAAGAAGCCTGCGGCTGCGGGCCGGGTCGAACGGGGATTTCTTGAAATGGCCGTGCCGGTCTATCTTTATGCGCTCGGCGGTGAACTTCCACGGCCCCGGATGATGGTATTCCGGGCTGATGTTGTAGTAGACGCCTCCGCCCTCTGCGGCCATCCTTGCCATATCCTCCACCTCCTTGAAGACGTTGCGGGCCTTACCGGCGATGGCATAGCGGCTCATTTCCACACCTCCGCATGGTTTTGGGGAGCGTCAAATAAATCCCAGAAGGCGGCATCTATCGTCTCCTGGTACTCAGCCATGTTCGCCGGGTTTTTCAAGCAGTCAACACAGATGCGCGCCTTTACCGGAAGCCGGCGGCCATCATGTTGGAATTTCTCCCCGCACTTTCGGCACTTATAATTCCGGCGCCGTACCCCGTAGGCAACCCCCTGAGTCGCCCGGCTGCGGCAACCTCCATATTCCCCAGCGATACTCATATCAGTCCTCCCTTACCAATTCCATTACTTAAACCCTTAAAGGGTCGCCTCGTTAATCCTGTGGCTTCTTAGCTAGTATCTGGCTTACACGCTGGTACGTCAGGTTATAATGACTGGCTATCTTTTCCTGCGTTTGTTTCAGGACACGGTAGCGGAACTTGATTAAGAAGTCCCTCCAATGGTGATTGCGTTTCCACTTTTTGTTTTTTACTCTCTGCAAAGTTCTAATACCTCGCATCATTGACACTAGGCTAATTTAACGATATATTATGTTATGTTTTTGAGATTAATTACATCGTCGCACCCATGTTATATGTTATGTAGGGTTTTGTCAAGCCCCCCTCAGGCGTGGGAAATGTTAAAATTTCATAAAATTTGCACATAATAAGCTAATATTTGCATTACCAGCAAATCAGTATCTCTATGATTTCTTGGCCTTGATAAATACCACCCACTAAAGGATGGATAGCAGCATCGGTTTGGGGTTCGATATAAACTAATCCCCTATCGGTGGTCTCGAAGGCAACGACGGCGTGCTGCCCGACCCGATAACAGAGCAGGATGAAGGCACACCTTATCCCTGCGGCCTCGGCATTATTGTTGACTTCGGTGGCAAAGTGCCGGCACTCGTACTCGTTAAGGATAAACTCATTACGGCTCGTTAGGTCGTCAAGTAGGAAAGTCCGCATCTCGTCGAAGGTGGGGTTTTCCAGTTTCATCCAATCCTGAGTGACTGCGCCGCTGAGGGGAGGCTTGCCTGGAGTATCAAGGGTTTTAGCAAGAACACTCCCCGTACTTGTGATTGCAAGTAAAAGCGCTACTGCAAATATGATTATCTTTTTCATTTTCGTTCCTTCTTTCTCTGTTTATCCCAGTTGGGCGAGTGGCACCTGGGGTTAGGACACCATTTCGGTCTTTGCGGTTTGCGTGGCACCCAGGTATGACCGCAGCGCAGGCAGGTAAGGGTTGGTAACTTGATTACAACCATTTCTCACCATCCCACGTTTCATTGAAATTCTCCTTCATCACGAAGGACAGCCAGAGTTGCTCCATTGAATCCCCTATTCTAAGCATCTGCTCTTCGATTCCCTCAGCCATCTGGCAAACATCGTTAGTGATGTAGCGATAAAGAGGCTCAACATAGCCAATAGGGTTTCTATCCCAGCCTAGCATTTCCTGTAGCTGGTCTTGCTCAAGAAGGGGGAAGGCTCTTTCGCAATTACCGGTGGTTATTGCATCACGGTAATCTACAATTTCCCCATCTAAGACATATCGCATACGTTGTCTGCGACTGAAAATTAACACACCTATTGGAAGGTTATCTTTAATATCTAGCCAAGCCGATTCCATCATCTTGATATAAGTTTCGCTGGTATCCATCTCTAACTCCTTATTATAATCAGTGCTTTACTCTATTATTATAATCATACCGATACGGTTTGTCAACCCCCCCAATTTGGTAGTTAAAAAGAGAAGAGCCCCCGCCCTTTCGGGCGGGGGTTGACAATTAGATATATTGTTTGTTATATTATAGTTGTTACGGCGAGTCCTTGTAGGACGGCATAAGTGAAGCCCCCCGCTACCACCATCAGGGGGGCTTCACGCTTTTAGGAATTTTACGGGGCCACTTTAGCTGGACTTATGTATTCTCAAGCTGATTTTCGGCTTGAACGAGGTCGTCGTCCTCTGTCTCTCTGGAGAGAACATAATCGGAAATAGACATAAGTTCATTGGCAACTATATCCTTGAGTATGCCTATCCAGCTTTCCTCGTTAAACTTTCCATCATGGAGGTCGTTTCCCCTGTTCCAGTCCTCGCCGGGTCTAGGCTTCCGAGTATTTGCACCGCAGCCGAGATAGTCTGCAGATGCTCTTATGAAGTATTCGTGTCCATCTGTAAAAAGCCTAACCCTTACGGAATCCTCATCATATTCCCAGATAGCCTTATGCTTTTTACCCCACCTGCTCTCAAGTTCGGAAATCCAGTCTCCAAGTTTCTTTATATATTCGGGTTGTGCTTTATCATTTGCCATGTTTCTCCTTTCCGCAAATTGATTTAGCCCCGTAAATCCTGTTGAAACACTTTTGCTTCACTCGTAAGCTGGATATATTGGTTGTATATCTTTAACAAATTATTGAAGTGTCTCCTGAATTGAAGTCTCCCTTCCTCAATGGCCTGTAGGTAGACGGTGGGTATATCCCATATCTCTAGCTGTCCGGGCGGCTCTATGGGCTTCTCAATGGCTCTCATGGCATACGCAGCCTCTTCCGTGCAGAGGTACTTGTCATTGGCGGAATATCTTAAATCCTGTGAAGTGTAAGGCGGGAAATGCCAGTGACACATCAGGCGTACGGCATCGGCTATCAGATAAAGGAAATCAATATAGCCGTAGTCTTTACGTCCTATAAGAGAGGTGGAGAGTACGGCTCTTAAACCCTCTGCCCTTGTAATATTGGATGCCCTGTAAATCTCTATATCCGAGTTCATGTACTCATCAAAGAAACGGGCGCAACTTGGCCCCTTTCCCAGAGATTCCCGTGTTTCAAAGTCAACAAAATTACCCTCTTTATCAAATACGGGATGCCCGATAATGCCGAAATGGTATCGGTCGGTATGCCGGCCGCTCGGAGACTTGGTTAAAGTCCGGGAAGCCCACCCCGTTATACCTTTGCCCTTAGTTGCGAATATATCACCGGGCCAGATTTCAAACATCTTAACCTCCGCAAAAGGCATGCCATATTTTAGATAATATTTGGGGATTGTTAGTCAATAAATAAACTATCATCCCGGTTAAAATAACCAGCCAAGCCCCGCCGAATGAAACAGTTACTGTTCTCCAAATGGTGTTTGACCTTACAGCCCCGTTTATCCTGTCTACCTTTTTAATCAGGGAAGGCAAATCACCATTATCACCGTCTTTAATTTCCTTTAACCTTTCATCGAGTCTTCCTAGCTTTTCAGAAATTACATCCTGTTTCATTCTGCTCTCCTAATCTATTGCTTCGCTCACTGAAACACTGTATATCCCCTCATTACCAAACTCTGTACCCTTTTCCGTACCAGGCATTGCAGCCATTTCAACAAAGTATTCCGTGTCGTTTTTGTTTCCGGTAGGATAGAAGCTCATTAAAGTCCCTGTTTCTATCGCTGTCTTTAGGGCGTCTATTATATCTTGCCCTGACTGGTCTCCCTGAGACATCGCCATGACATTAAAATCAAACCCCCACAATACGGGAGGTGTAACACGATACTCCAAGATAAAAGACTCTATTTTTGGCGAATTGGTAGTGGTAGACCCTCTAACCAAATCTGCTTTCAACTGGATACTCTCAAAGGAAACCCCTACAGAATCGCCACTGGCGGGGAAACTTAAAGCCGTAGGTCTCGGAGAGGATTTAAAAGTACCTAATTCAGTCCAGGCCGTATCTTCATCGATTCTGTATGAAACAGTAATATATTCATTAGCGTTGCAGTCTTTAGTAACCGCCCTTACTTTATGGGCGACTTTGGACATGGACTCAAAATCAGAGTGAAATTTAGGATAGATGATGTAACCAGTTTCGGCGTAGGTATGACCAGCTATCTTGGTAACGTTATCGCTAACGTTGGGGAATGGTAAACTTTTTACATCAGTCCCCTCTCCGAAATATAAAGTACCTGAATCCCACATCAAAGCCCTTATGGGGGTATTAACCGAACCTATACGTACAGGATGCCAGTGTTTTCCTGTTAAATATCTCTTTAATATACAGGACTTCTTGGTATTCCCCCCGTCTAAAGCTATTACTAACCAGAAACCTACTCCAACCATGTCCGTGACGACGCCCTGTAAGTCCTCAGGCATACCATCATCCATGTCGGGGCCGATAGGAGTAACCACACCACTGATAATCTGGTAAATCCCCTTGCCTACCGCAACATAAGTTGCGCCCCTCCAATAAAGACCCTTTTTACCGGAGGTTAAGTCCTTTTCCCATGTAACTTCGGTGGGGCCGAAAACAAAGTTAGTAAAAACATCCAGATAGTACATACCTTGAGGGGTTAAAAAGTATAAAGTAGGGTTGTCCGAAGCATCCCTGCCCACGAACATTCCGGTAATATTAGAGGGTAAATTGGGGAAATTAGGCTTTGAAGTCCAGTTACTAACAATGTCATTAGCTGCGGAATATGCGAATCCGGCGTTTGCAGAATTTAAAGCGCAAAGGTGGTTTTCAAACTGAGCCAGATATGCAGATGGCAAATCCCCCGAAGCATCTTTAGCGCAACTGACCCACGAAGCACCTACGTTACTGTTTGTTCTTATTGAGTTATTATTTAAAGAACCTATACACAGAAATGAGCCTATACCAGACTCAATCAGGGTGGTGACTTCCCGCCCTAAAGTAACAGAGGCACTCCTGGCGGTGGTGATAGCCCTGGAAGCAGTTACTGCATGACCGAAAGTGACTTCGGCTGTTATTGTATGATGATGTTCAGTGTAGTAAACTGTTATTCGTATGTGGTCAACATATACAGTGCTTGCCTCGGCATAGCGTTCCACCGCAACAATAATCCCATCTATAGTAGCCCCACTTGGGATAGCAAACCCAAAGTTTGTGGCCTTTAAGTAATGGCTTATTGCGTATTTATAACAAGCATAAACAACACCGAAATTTGAGTTATTTATATCAGATGGAGACCAACTTTCATCCCATAAATCATCTGCTGCCCCATAAGATATATATTGCTCTACATCAGTAATGGTTACATCATCAGACTTATTTGTGCTACCAATATTACCATCTGATTTCACAATTTGAATCGCATAGATTTTCTTTGCAGCTGTGCCAACAACCACTGAGGCATAACTATCATCGCTTGTTTTGGCATTATCTGGATTAGACCACGTTTCAGTTCCAATGGTGTCGTCATCGGCCATTGTCCCAGGGCTTAAAGCACCAGTATCAGCCATTAGACAGTCACCCCATAAAAGACGATGGCATCCGTTGGAAGCGGGAAATCGGTTTTAACGGAAGTCCAACTTGAGCCATCTAAATAGGAAATCTGATTATTCCCTATTGCCCATACTTTATCGGCGTATTTTTTTATGATTTCTGGCTCTACCCCGAAAGACCCTAAAGTAGTGACTAAAGGCGGTAGTGTTTGAATGTTTCTACCAGTATCGGCATCGGCTTCCCAGAACCTGTCGTTATCTTCAGAACTCCACTTCTCAACACCCATGCCCGATTTTAAGTTGCCCCACTTCTGCTTTCTAGTGGGGGTGTAATCTGATTCTTGCGGGCTAGTGGTCATAAATTGCTGTGGGAATGGAGTAATCCGATGTTGCGAAACTCCACCTTTAATCGGAAATTCAAAGTCATTCAAGATAACCGAACGTTGCACTTCACCCATTTTAATTCTCCACAACGGCTATAGCTGAGCCTAAATTAGCCTGTATAGTTTCTCTAACCTTGTCGGCCATAGTTTGATTTAGTGTCATTTGAGTAGAGTGTATTTCAGAATCTACATCATGTCCCCTTATTCTTGATTGATGTAAAAGAGCCGCCGCCTGATACGATAGAAAGGTGGGGTTGATAGGACATTCCTCGGTATCGGTGTCTAAAATAGAAGGAGAAGCCAAACCTTTTATTCTTAAAGCCCTGCCGTCTGTGATAGTAAACAAGTCCTTTACGAACTCCAATTTGATAGTAGAGCCTGGTATGATTCTCCAATGCTCATTAGGGATTGGGTCGCTTGAATCGTAAAGACCCGATGTAGATGATTCCATTTCAATAGAATTTATGTAGAGGAAACTCGTTGGTAAGTCGTATTGATAAGTGTCGGTTGCTAAAGTTAAAGAAGTGTCTGTCTTGTTTTGTAGGGCTTCTTTAGCCACAATTTCTATCGCTAAGTTGATAAAGTCGTTATAGGTATCAACCGTGAATACCTGGTGCATCTCCACCAAGTCACCGGCTGTTAAAGTAGCTGCCGGTAAAAAGGTAAGTGCGTGGGTGGTATTTTCCCAGGCAGTAGGATTTCCCGATGTACCAACACCAGTACCTGAATAGCAGAACATCTCTATCCATTTCTTGAAATAAGTGTCAGGTTTCTCCCAATCGGTTTCAGCGCAGACAAAAGAACCTGAGGCGGGGGAGGTTACTGTCCCTGTGATTAAATCATTACAAAGTCTGGCCGTTAGGTGTCTGATTTGATAGCGTTGATAATTATATATGGCCATGAAAAACTCCTACCATGTTTCTACGTCTCTATTATCTCCTGTTTCACTAATTTCCCTGTTAGTACCCACTTCTGATATGCTTCTATTCGTACCTATTTTTTTAACCCGTCTTACCATCCTTGTAACGATGGAAGCCCAGATATGATGACCGTGTGTAACCGATGCCGAACGGAAGTAACCGGCTAATCTTGAGGCCGTGACCGCACGGCCAAAAGTAACGGAGGCAGTCCTACTTATAGAGATAGTTCTTGATGCCGAAGCTACTAAACCACGATTTACAGAGGCACTTCTAAAGAGATTAGCAAGGCGTGAAGCCGTAACCGACAGACCCCAATCTACAGACGCCGACCTTGATACATTGACAGCCCTGGAGGCAGACACCGCACGACCTAAGATAACGGTGGCAGTTCTTGGATAGTTTGCTAAACGAGAAGCTGTAACGGCGTGTCCAAAATTGGTAGATGCTGTTCTAAAAAGGTTTAATAAACGACTGGCAGATACGGCACGCCCGAAATCGACTGAGGCAGTCCTACTTATAGAGATAGTTCTTGATGCCGAAGCTACTAAACCACGATTTACAGAGGCACTTCTAAAGAGATTAGCAAGGCGTGAAGCCGTAACCGATAGCCCCCAATCTACAGACGCCGACCTTGATACATTGACATTTCTGGAAGCTGAGACAGCGTATCCTTGAGAAACGGAGGCTAATCTGGGATAATTCGCTAATCTAGAGGCTGTTACTCCGTGTCCAAAGTCTACAGAAGCGGATATGGGGTAATCGGTAACTCCGGCTGCTGGCGCAATCGCTACAAGCTGACCTGCGTTTCTCGCAGGGCCACCAGTAATGTTCGCCGTTCCGTTCCCAGTAGCAGACGTTTCCGGCCTGGTGGCATAACCCAATGACATACCTAAATCAGCGGTCAAGTCAGAGGGTAAATCATAAGCCTCTTCCCAAGATGCGGGATTGTCATTGGCGATAGCATAACCACTCAAGGTGTAATCATTTGCAACACCACAAAATAGACAAATTTCGCAGTTTGCTACAGAGGGTGTTAAACCGTCCGATGTAACTACTGTGTCGTAGTTAACTTGTCCCTCGTCTGCATTTATAGGGGCTGAGGGGTCGTGCCCATACCAGGCAGTGATTACCCCTCTGTTTGAAGCAGCACCAGTAGCCGTAAAAGTAAAATTTGCAGCGGCCACATCATCGGCATCAGCGATTTTCCAGAATAACTCTGTTGCTATGTAATAAGACGTTCCATCTTGCCTTATACTCACCCAATCATCAGGGGCAGTGAAAGACTGCACGGACTCGATGCTAGTCCCAACTACATGGGCAATCATCAGGTCGCCGACTTCTAATCCGGCTGGCTTCGTGATTACACAGCTTGTTGAGTCCGCACCAGGGCTAGAGCCATAAGAACGAAAGGTTACTGCCATTAGACCGTCACCCCATAAAAGACGATGGCATCCGTTGGAAGCGGGAAATCAGTTTTAACGGAAGTCCAATCCGGGATGACAGGTTTGGAGACATTGTGTAAAGGATAACAAAGACTCCCGATTTCTGGATATAGAGATACCCCTACCTTTAAGACACCCTTGTGGATATGGGTACTATGGAACTTGAGTTGAGGCATTAACCATTTTTCCCTCTGATTTTATGGGTTACGGTCACGGTATCATCTACCTGTAAGGCAACATCCCCCGCGTAGCAGCATACCGAAGTCAGGGCGTCTTTGTCGGTGTTGCAGATAAGATGCCCTTTTATGGTGTCCGTGGCTGCCGCAGTAAACGGGTGGTAGACGTGAATAGTATCACCCGTAAACGATGCGCTGGAAGCGGTTATCGTGGCGATAGCGGTGATTGCACAACCCGAAGCTGTAGATTGTGTGTAATCCGAATATCCACTTGCTGTCGCTGCCGAACACGCCGTCTTGATTAAAGAGATACTATTAATCTTGGTAGCGGTCAACCCCATTGCTAACAGGTTTAGTTCTACGACCCCTTCGTTATTTAAGACCTGTTCTTGTGCCATGACATTATCCTCCTGGTTTCTTCTTTACATTTGTCTATTGTTTCCGGGGCGGGTTCCCCGGTTCTGTACTTTTCTTCTATCTCATCATTCCGGTTTTCCTGACAGTAAATACATCTTGCGGAATGGTATTCCCTTATTGCTTCAAATAAATCTAATATCTTTTTACATTCCTCATTCCAAAGGTCTAACTCATGTCTGTATTCTTTTATATGATTAGGACAGGGCACTTCCGGCATGGGTGGGAGTTCTGGGCTTAAAACAGTAGTCTCACGATAGATTAAGTTGCCGATATTCCCCCCACAGCCAGGACAGTGCCTTTCGATAATGAGTCCATTCTCCCAAGTTAGTTCAAACGGAATACGGCACTTCTCGCAAAGACCCCCTCTAAACTCCATTCCGTAAGTCACCTCTATTTCTTTTTCGTTTGTTGCTTCCGGCATCTTTTCCTCCCTATTAAAGTAAAAGGTTCCAAAATATCAATTATCTCGCCGTATTCGTTAAACTCCCTTTTCCATCTTTCCCTATCCCATTCGACCTTATGTGTGGGGTCTTGCCAGAAACTCGAATCCTCGACTGGTGTGATAGATGCGATGACTACATCTCCTGAGACCCTGAAAGCCTCAGATATTGATTTGAGAGGGTCTGAGAGGTGTTCTAATACGTCTACCGAATAGACAACATCAAACGTATTATCGGGGTAGTCCAGGTTTTCGGCATCCCCTTTAAAAACGAATTCACTGAAATGTGCGGGGTTGATTTCTATCCCGATTGCATCTATACCTTTTTCTCTTAACTCTTTAACTCTCTTGCCGTCCCCGCAGCCTATTTCAAGGACTTTGCCCTTCATATAAGCTGATAAATCGGGGATATTCGTGTAGTATTGAGATTGCATAGCCCACTTGTATTCATCGTTAAAATCCTGTTCTATATCGTCTAGGGGGATGAATCTTATTTCTGTCAAATAAAGGTCTTTAAAGAATCCTCTTACTTCGGGGAATCCCCAGAGATATTCCCATGTCTCTTTGACTTCCCTTTTAAACTTCTTTGAAAGCCAATTATATAGTGGGCATTTAACATCTACGGAGAGAGTGCCATCTGATTTTGGGATTACAGGATAACTCCTCGATAGTATCGGTCTAAAAACCTCTTTTTCATTGGGTAGAAATCCAGTTATATCGGGACATATTTTGCCACACCACTCCCCGCAATCCCCCATCATTATTCGCCCGTCAAATTCCTCATATAGTTTCCTGTAGTCGGGAATTGTCTGGACTTTTACCTTTAAACCTTCAATTTCCCTTAAAATAGGCTTCCAGTATGTTTCAAATACGTTATCCCAATCGTAGGATTGAATAAAATCACGCCCTTTTTTTGCCTTATAAGCTCTATCGGGGTCGTTGTAGGCTATTTCTAATGTTTTTAAGATGCTTTCAGAGCTTACATCAGGTCTCCACGCCCTGTTAAACCACTCCCACTCTTTGACTTTTATCAGGTATTGAGTGGGGCAGAGTTCCGGGCCGGTTGAAGCCCCTGTCGTGACT